ATATATTTTAAAAACTCTACAATAGTGTATATTTTTAGACAATTTTTTATGTAAAAATAGCTTGATTAGCTAGGCTACAAAAAGCAAAGAGCGAAGTGATGTTTGTGAAAAATTTATAAATTTGATTTTGCCTGAGCAGAGCAACAAAACCCCTTGCTCTACCACTTCATAATAAAAATCAATATAATCAAGCAATCAAAAAAGTAATCAACCTTCATATAATGACAGAAGTAAGCACCCGTGATGTTGAGAGAATTATTGATAGGATGGATTTAGATAATGCCACGCTCAGGGATACTCTGTGTCCGTTGGATAAATCTAAAATATATAGACATAAAAGTCATACTACTAATTTCTGTAATGAATATTACCCAGAGCACGTTATGAAAAAGGGTAAAAAGGTTAAGGCATCGCCTACTGATTGGAATATGAGGAGATATAGATTGAGGATGGATTTAAAACAATATTTAGAAACAGATATTGATTATAAAAATATTTCATCACCATTAAAGGCATATATTAATTGGTGTGTGAAAGAGAGAGCAAATATAAAAAATACTTGTATGGAAAGTAAATACAATCCAGATGAAGTAAAACAAATATTAAAACATAATAAGGCATTAGCAATTGCCAGAGATAAGGCAGAATTAAATTCTATTAGGGCACAAAATAGAATGGATGATTTAGAAGGAAAAGTAAAAAAAAATGTTAAACATATGGAATGTCAAACTGAAAGCACATCAGTTGATGTTGGTTGCCAAACTGATATGGTTGATGATGAAAGTAAAATATGTTATGCTATGATAGAAGAGTATGGAGAAGAATGGGCCGAAAAATATACAAAAATTGGTCGTGATGGTAATAGGAGAATTAAATACTTCTTTGAGATGGATTACTTTTAGGCATATGTAGAAGTAATAGTAGAAACACTTGTGCCTCTTGTATCACTAATTTTATTTATAGTTTCTAATGTATCTTTACTAATTTTATCTTGTATATTCATTTTTGCCAATAGTGTAGTAGATACTTTTTTTTGTAAATGTTTATCAAAGAACCTTTGTAAAAATTTAGTTAAATTTAATTCAGCAGTGGATGCTGTTGCCTCATCCTTTTTAACTTGTAAATCTGGAAATAATTTTTCACCCTTTTTAATATCTCTCCATTTTATCCAGGCATTAATTAATGCCCTTAATTCTTTTGATAGTATATTTTCTTTCACACCACCTGCTGTTTTACTATCCTTTGTTTTATATTTATGTCTGTAAATAGTAGTTTTAGATTTCTCTACAATAATGTAGTTATTATTCTTTTCATCTAATTTATTATATTCTCTGCGACCCATTAATATTAATGAGGCAATTTCATTTCTAACCTCCATACTCATATAAATTGATATTAATACATATGCCATAAATGTTTTTGTTTTTTCTAAACCATTCTCAATAGAGGCCAACCCAGAGTGCCAACTCATACCACTTCTAATTTTTCTAATTTCAGGTGTTAATTTTTTTAATAAATCTTCTATTTCTTTTTTTTCAGGTATATTTTTAGATTGATTTTCAGTAATAGATGGTTGTAGTTTTAATTTATTATTTAATTTATCAACCATATTTTTAAAATGTAAATATTCATCTAAATCTTGCCATTTATCACTATATTTACCACCATTTAACCCTTCACAATAAACCATTAGTGCCACATAGTGATTTCTTAATGTGCTATCTTTTAAATTTTTTTCACCTAAAAAGTGGTCTATCCATTCAGTATCTTCTATCCAAGTTTCATCTGCTGGATTATCCACAAAATTAGGATGTTTTATAAATTTATTTATCATACCCATATAGGCTTTAATACTACTTTCTTTGCTTTCAGGTCTTGCCTTTTGGATGTATTCTACTAAATTATTCATTTTATTATACTTGTTTTTTTATTTTTAAGTATAAAAATCAAATTTATTTTTTTTGTTTTACAGGGTCCCAGTAGCCACCATAAAAATAACCTTGCTTTCTTTCTGGTTGTTTATCAATCCATTCTCTACAATATTGTAATTGTGCTTGGATATCAATTAATTTTTCTAATATCTTATCTAATTTTTTAGAATTTTTATCTTTAATATTATCCATTTAATAATAAAATATATAATAATGTATAGAAATTATGACAAAAATGGCTGATTTTACAATTGACCAACTGATGTTATTTATTGGTGGGGTGTTAGGTAGTTTAGGTGCTTTGCTGTTAATAATACAAAAAAGCAAATGTGAAGAAATAGGTTGTTGTTGTTTTAAATGTAAGCGAAATGTTCAGGCTATAATAGAAGAAGAAAGATTACAAATAACAGGGCATACAGGCAATACACCCAGAAAATCTTTATCAGAGTTAAATAAAGAAGTAAAAGATGAAATTAAAAGAGATAGTTTAGAAAGTGAGCCAGAGATAATTTTAACAGAAAAAAATACTGAAAAATCTACATAATAGTATATTAATCACCTACTTCTTTTTTAACTTTATTATGTGCCTTTGTAAAAGACATACCTTCTTTCATATATTTTCTCATTAATCTCATATGTTTAGGTGTGTGGTGTTTAGAATGTTCTTTCATTTTTTGTTTTAATTTATCTTCTGCTGTTGGTTTATTCATTTTAGGAGGAGGAGCAGATGAACCATAAGGCATTTACAATAATGTATATTTTTTTTTAAAAATTATTTATCACCAGTCATTACTGCGCCTTTGGCACCTTTTCTAACATTTCTTTTTAAATAAGGTCTTTTTGCCTCACCAGATGTTGCGGCTACTTTACCTTCTACTAATTCTTTTCTTGCCATTTTTTGTGGCACGGTTTTTCTATTTTTAACTGGTGTTGCCTTTTTTCGTTTTTTAGGGGCACCACCTGCGGCCATAGGTTTTCCTGCCTTTCTGGATTTTCTTGCTTCTATCATATCATCATATAACTTTACATCAGCACCTTTTAAAATACCTCTAATTTCTTTTGCTTTACCTGCTTGGACCATTAATCTATTGCCTCTTTTATATTCTTGTAATTGTGGATATTTACTAATTAATTGTGATGTGATTTCAGTTTCTCGGCTCATATCTTTATCTTTTTGTATTCGCCGTAGTTTATTATCTGCCCTATCCAATTTTTTTATTTCAGCATCAATGCCAGGTGCTGCCTTACCAGCCTTTCTATCACCTCTGGCTGTTAAATAATCATCATACATTTTTTTACCTACAATTTCTATTACAGCCTTTTTATTTTGTAATTTAGGTCTTTCACCAGAAGTGGTTGTTTTAGTAGTAAGACCTGCTGCCCTTAATTTAGGGCCAAATTTTTTCATAATCTTCTCAATAGCATCTACTTCCGCATCACTTGCCATATTTACTATAATGTAGATTTTTTATTATTTTTTTTATTTTGCTTTTCTAAAATGTAGCATAATAATTGTTTTACCTGTAATGTTAGTAGCCAAAGTTTCATCAGCATTTACAAGGGATAAACTAAATTCATTTCTTGTAAGTTTTTCAGTATTATTTAATTTAACATAAACCCTTTCGCCTGGCTCAAAAAACAGCCCACCAAATTCATTACCAGCATTATCAAACCTTGGCACGTGATATATAATTTTACTTATCCCATTTGTTTGGCCGTTAATACTTCTTTGTAAGAAATTATTTAATCTAACAAAAATACTATTTGTTGATATTTGTGTAGGGACATTTAGTGATACAAATGTTTCACTAAAATTATCACTCGCATTAGGCACAATAACATATGGGTCATCATTAAAGCCTAATATATCCATAGCATTCGCGCCAACCGAAGGGAAGAAGTCAGGGACATCTTCATCTGCCTCTAAATTTTGTGCTAATACAAAACATACTCCATATGATGTAGAACCTATCCCAGAAACAAAAAATGAGCCAGAGGCATTTAATCCAAATTGTGTATATGGGACATCTTCACTATCACCATCATAATCAAATATAGGTCTTAAATCAAGTGTTTTCATTAAATCTAAACTTTGACCTCCAAAATGATATGCTTGTGCTCCAAAGTCCATATATCTTTTACCAAAACCAAGTGTGCCGGCACTAATACCACCTGCCCCTAAATTATCTCCATATAAAAAGCCAGTAGGCACAACCATATTATAACTTAATACCTCTAAATATTTATTATCTTCACTTACTTTAACCTTTGGATATAAAAATTTAGTATTGGATGAAGTAGGTTTTAAATTACGGAGTTTAGAGGCATTAGAGCCATTAAATAAAGTATATTTAGTGGCTCCATTTTTAGATTGGACATAAAGAGCAACTTTTTCATTTTGTATATTCCATTCTAACCTACTTATGCTTGTGCTGGCATTATATGAGGCACTTTCATCAAAAACTTCTATTAATGGCGTGACGTGGGTATAATCTATTTCTTGTAAATGTAAAAATTCACCATTTCTTCTATTATCAATTACTGCGTGATAAACTCTTAAATAATATTTACCTGCGGCCAAATCAAAAACAGATTTAGCAACATAATCATAAAATGATAATTCATTAGGTCTAATATATGGTAAATTTTGCTCTCCATAATCTTCGGCAAATTCATCTAAATATCTTGTTAGGCCACAAGCCCATAATCCACCAGCATTTATAAAATCAACACTTAATGAACCATTAACCTGTGATAGAGGGCCACCTGTGCCAATCATTTCACAAGTTTTACCTGCTGTTTTTGTAATTCTATGATTTACATTATTCCAGCTACCATTATAATCAGTATTGGCCAAACTATTAACAAAATCGGCATCTGTTTTACCCTCTGTAAGTGATGCTGATTTACCATAATTAATTTTATATTGATAACCTTTAAATTTACCTTCACTATCTCTGCTTATATCCACTTCGGCACCAGAGGCATTTGTGCTATTATTAGCCAACATATCAGGATGTTTTAAACCTCTATCAATAGCCTCTTTAATAATTGCTTGTAATTCTACATTATTGTATTGCTCAAATTTAATTTCTGGATTACCTAATTGAGTATGATGGCATATAGAAGTAGTAAATTGGTTTTCTTCATCATCTTTACGGCCAGTATATACATAAAATTGGTTATTTGACCTATTTACTTCTACATTACCTTCTTTATTAAATTTAATACTTTGGACGGCCACTTCACTATCGGCCTCAATCTCAAATGTATTGGTTGTAAAATTCATATAATCATATGGCAAATTAATACCTACATTACTTGCTGTGGGGTCATTTGTAGAAGTATTAGTTGTTAGAATTAATGACATATTTATTTATTAAAATAAAAAAATATTATAATAATATTATAAATATGAATTCTACAAAATTTGGCGAATATCCAAAACCTCGTAAGCAAAAATTACCTAAACAATATAGCGAGAAAAAATTAATAAAGCCAATAGCAGACCCTACTGGCTTAAATCAAAATAATCATTTACAATTTAAAGTTAGAGTTGATGTTGAGAATGATAAAAAAATAAAACCTCAAAAAGTATTTGATGGTTATAAACCACCTAAAAAATCTTCTAAAAAATCTACATAATTGTTAATATAATCTACCTGATGATGAAGTAGATGGTGTAAAACTAAATAATCTTTTGGCTCTATCTGCTTTTGAGCCTGGCACTACACCTACTACATTACCTTCTTCATCTAATATTTGGCCTGGGATACCCATACTTTGACCTGGCACATAACCAACATCACTAATTGTAGTAGTTTTAATGCCTGATTTACTTTTAGGTCTTTCTATTTTTGCCTTTCTTGCTTTTGGTCTAAATCCAGATATAAGTGTTGGTTGAGTAAAACTATCATCTAATTTAAAATCACCTATTGGTGCTGGTGCTCCCATAGGGGCATAGCCTGGACTGGATATGAAATCATCACCAGCAAATAATGGTTCAGGTGCTCCTGCTGGGGCATAACCAGGTGATGAAATTAAATTATCAGCATCTAAATTAAATACATTACTTTCTGCCTTACTACTTTCTTGTATAGTTGGCACGGGTTTTGACCCACCTGCTACACCTTCTTTTGGTTGTGCTGCCTTAACTGCTGGTATATTACTTACAAATGATTTTAATGCGGCAGGATTATCTATTAATTCTTCTATTGGTTCTTTTACTTTCTTTTTAGAAGGATCGGCTACTTTGCCTGGCCTTGGCCCTCGTGGTTTCTTTTTTTCTTTAACTCTTTCAGCAGTTGATGCCTTCTTTGCTGCCTTCTTTTTAGCAATTTCTTTATCTGCCGATTGTGATAATTTTTTTATTTCTTCATCAATATCTGGTTCTGGTTTTTTATTTTTTTCGTGAATTGTTCTACCCTTTTTAACCCATTCATCAGGGTTAGTATCATCAGGGTCTTCTTCTACCATAGTTCCAGTTTTAATATCAAATATACCTTGTCCCATCCCTATATTTGGGGTGCCTGCCTCAGTCAATCTTCTAACTTCATATTTAACACCATCAATTGTAATAATACTTTTTTTTAATTTCTTTGGTTTTGTAATAGTAATTTTTTTTGGCACTACTTTTTGACTTGGTTTTGCCTCTTCTAATTTCTCAACCTTAACTGGTTTTGGTTTAGTTTCTTTTTTAGGTGCTGGTTTAGCAGGCTTAGTAGTAGTTTCTTTTTTAGGTGGTGGTGGTTTAGGTTTTGCTTTCATACCTTTTTTTTCAGTAATAGGTTTTTTATAATCTTTAACCATTTTACCAGTTTTAGTTGCTCCACCTTTGCCACCTTTGCCACCTACTTTTGACCCTGCGCCTTGTTTTGCTTTTAATTCATTATAATCATTTACAAAACCTTTTAATGCCACATTTTTACTTCTGGCCTTTGTATTTAAAATTTTAATTTTTTCTGCTACTGGTTTCTTGCCGAAACCCTGTGGCAGACCTAATATAGCCTTATGTTTTCTAACTACATTATCAATATCAGTATTCTTCATTTATACAATAATGTATATTTTTTTTAAAAAAATTAATAACAATTCGCCCAAGGATTATTTATATCTAACCCAGTGGATGTAGCCTTTTTAATAATTTTATTAATGCTTGCTCTTTCCATTTCCTGCTCTTTCTTTTTTAATTTTTCTGCTTTTCTTTCTTTTCTTAATATTTCATAATCTTCTACTGCCTTACGGGATGCCTTACTTACTAAATCAATTATGTCTTGCTCTGATTTTTGCTGAGGGACTACTTTTTCTACTATTACCTCTTTTATTACTTCTTTGGCTACTGGTTTCTCAACCTCAACCTCATTTGGTTCCACCTTATCAGGTTCAGGTTTAGGATTTTCTTTTGCTTTCTTTTTTTCTGCTGCCTTTGCTCTTCTATTAGCTAATGCCTTTTCTCTACCTTTTCGTAGTCTTTCTCTATGTTCTTCTGTAATTTGTCTTTTAGGTTTTTTTACAGGTTTTACTTTCATATCGGCCTTTGATTTTTTAAAAATTTCATCATTATCAATATGTTTTTTTTTAGGTGGCTCTTCTTCTTCTTCTAATTCATCCCTATCGGCCACAGCAGTTTTTTTAAATTGTTCTTCTAATTCTTCTGGTATATGATTATATTGCTCATCACTTGCTTTCTGGGCCAATTCATCTCCATCCTCTAAATCTTCATTTAATTCATAGTTTTCTACTGGTGGCATTTCTACAACAGGCATTCTATCCATTTTATTTTGTATAATATTTTATTTTATTTGTAGAAATTTATTTTAAAATATTTTCTACATTTTATACAAATGGATACAGAAAAAGAAACACCTAAAATTTTACCAGTAGTTGATAGAGATGATTTACCACCAGAAAAGCCATTACATCCTAATTTACCAAAACCACCTTGTTTGATGTTATTATGTAGCCCTATTAGGACAGGCAAGAGCACAATTATATCAAATCTTTATTTAAATGATAATTTCTACGGCCAAGATTATTTTGATAGTGTCCATATATTAAGTCCAACTATCCATAATGATGATACAAGTAGATATTTATTAAAGGCTTTTGATTGTTATGATGGATATAGTGATAAAGTAATAGAGGATATTATTACTCATCAAAAGAATTTTAAAGAAAAATCACAAATGCCACCAATAAGTATATGTCTGGATGATTGTTTAGGCACTATTAAAAGAGAAGCAAAAGTAAATCATTTAGCAAGTCGTTTTCGCCATTATAATATTAAATTATTAATGATTTCATCCCAGAAATTTAGGCACGTTTCACCAGTAATTAGAACCAATGCCACTGCTGTAATTGTTGGCAGTCCATTCCCTAACCAACAAGAATTGGATAAAGTATTTGAGGAGTATGGCGATAGTTATGGAGGCTATGAAAATATAAAGAAAATATATAAAATATGTTGCCCTGAAAGATATAATTTTATGTTTTTAAATTTGGCAGAAAATCCACCTTTGGCATTTAAAAATTTTGAGACACTTGTTGCCAAAGGGCCAAATATTTTAATCAACAATAGTGTAGAGAATTCTAATAATAATCCAGTAAATGTAGATGAAGAATTTATGGATAAATAAATAATATTTTAGTAAATAAATGGCAGATATTTTAGGTCTTAATTCAGCAGGAACGGCAAATTATATTGCTGAAACAAATAGAAATATATTGGCACGAAATGCCTTAAATTTAGATAGATATAGAAAACAGAAACAAGATTTAATTGATAATGTTAATGGAGCAAAAGAAGTATTGGCAACAGACCAAGAAGAAGATAGGGGTAAAGAGGGTGCTGAAACATTAACTATGGCAAATGATTTAAAGCACGTTAGTGATTTAGGTGTAAGAGATTTATTAAGTAGAAGTGAAACTGGCCAAAAAGTATTAGGAGCAGTAGATAGTGCTGGTGAAAAATTAAATCAAGTAAAATCTCTATCAAATAGTTTAATACCACAAGGTGATAGATTACCGCCAGGTGAATTACCTAAATTAGATTTTTTTAATGCCAGTCCAAATGAAGTAGCAGGAGCAAGAGTAGGTTTTGTATCAAGTGGCACAGGCCGTGATGTGCCAGATTTACCATTTTTTGCCGAAGGAGGACCAACAAGAATGCCTGGTCCAGATAATGTAAATAGTGTTATTGATTATGGTAAAAGAAGTTTTGGCGTAGAAGGCGACCCAGTTTCAGGCATATCACAACAATTATTTAGTGGTGTAGATAGAGGTATTACAAGTGATACTTTTAGATTATTAGGTGGCACAAGTCAGGCAGAAAAGGCTAAATTTTTTGCTGGTAGGGCAAGAGGTAGATTGGCATTTTTAGAAAGTGATGATTTACCACAACAGGCATCAAAACAATTAATTAATCCAATACAAAGTGCCACAGGATTAAAACCAGTAAATACACCAACACCTGAACCAGTATCAAGGCCATCTCCATCAACTGAAACACCAGAAGAAAGTATTAATTCTGGTAGTGTAGAACCATCAACAAATAGTGTTGAGCCAGAAAGTGCCAGAGAGGCATTAAAGGCTGGTGGTGATGATGCGCCAGTATTTGCTTCTGGTAGAGCAGCAGAGGGAGCATTACCAGAAGGCACTTCGGCAGATGTATTAGGAGCAGGTAGTAAAGCATTAAATGTAGAAACAAAAGTGCCTGGCACAATAGCAAGAGGATTACAAGGATTAAATGTATTAGGTGGAGCAGTAGATGCTGGTGAAGATATAGCAAAAGGAGGTATTGCTGGTGATAATACGGCAAGTAAAGTAAGTAATGTAGCAGGGACAATTTCTGGTGGATTAGAAGGTGCTGGATTGGCTATGGAGGCAGCAGGGGCAGGATTAGATAGCACAGTATTAGGAGCACCAGTAGGACTTGTATTAAATGGATTAGGTGCTGCGGCAGGAGCAGTAGGATTAGTAAGTGGTGTAATAGGTGATTTAAAGGATGAAGGTAAAGATAAAGCAAATTTGGCATCTGCTATAGCCGCACAAGCAAAAGGACCACCAAAACCACAATTACAACAAACTATAGCTCAACAATCATATTCTTTGGCTGGTAGTTATGCTGGTAAAGCAGATAATAATAATAAAATACAAGGCACAGGAGCATTTTAAAATCTACAATTAAGTAAATTTATTTTAAATTTTTTTTTTATTTTTATTAATAAATGAGTTATTTTGTAGCCGATGATAAACTCCCAGTTTTACAGCAACAAGTTGCCATTCCAAGTGAAAATGGACTTTCATATAATTCTACCCAAACAATAGAATTAAATATTCCTGCTGGCACTAAATTTATTAATCCTAAAAATTGTTATTTACAATTTAACGTTAAATTAAGTAATGATGAAACTGCCGGCTATGGCAGGCTAAGGACTATGCTTGATGGCACCATAGGGGCACAAAGTTTAATTAAAGATATTCGCATCTATGATGGCAATAAAAATCAATTGTTAGAAGAATATTTAGACTATAATGTTATGGTTGCTATGAAATATGATTATGAAACAAATGATAGTATTAAGAATAAAAGGGCACTTTTAGAAGGAGCCCTTATTGATAATCAACCAGATACCAGAGGCTCTCGTGGCTCAACTAAATCTCAACAAAATATGATTATTAATAATCCATATTTTATTAATGATGAAGAGGCAACACAAGATACAGATTTTAGTAATTCTGCTAATATGTGTGATATTAAAGTTTGTCTGCCACTTCATACAGGTATATTCCAAAATGAGGCAATCTTCCCAACTATGCTAACAAATGGGCTTCATTTAAGTATTACATTAGAAGAAGATAGAAAAGTATTTAGAATGTTGGATGGATGTGCTCTATTAAGGCGTTCTACTCTAAATCCAATATTTTTCTCAACTAATGCCTCAACATCTGGCTCCGTCACTAATGGTAGTGATATCAAAGAATTTTACACATATAATGCCAATTCACAAAATGGAGCAGAAAATTCACCATTTGTGCCAGGTCAATTTATTAATTTTTATAGTAATGAAGATACATCAGCATCTTTTACTATTTCTGGCTCTACTACAAAAGGTTATCCACAAATTGCCTCAATAGAAACAGATGGTGGTTTATGTAAATATACACTTACTGCCAGTCTAACTAATGCCACAGGTGAAACACTAACAACTGATGGTAAATGGATTGTAATTGATGAAACTATTGATAAACTTACTGGACCATTTAATGCCACATATAAAGTAAGTAATGTAGAAATGATTTTAGAGCAAATTCAGGCAGATAGTAGATATGAAAGTGGTATGATGGCTAAAATGAATGAAGGTGGAGTTATTACATATGACTTTTTGTCTTGCACGAATTATAAATATTCTCAACTTGTAAGTGATAGAGTGGCCAATATTAGGCTCCCACTAAATAATGCCAGGATGAAATCAATTATAAGTGTGCCAACGGATAGCACGGTTTATGATTTAAAAACTGCTATGACTGGTGGTAAGGCAGATTTTACTGGCACAGAAACTTACCAAGTGGCACCAGATTATAATAGAGATTATTATTCATATAGTGATAGAAGTGGCCTTGTAGGGGTTAGTGATAATATTTCTAACTATTCTTGGTTCTATGATGGCCGATTACAGCCTTCTCGCAGGGTGGATTTAAGTAAAACATCCAGCAAAACCAGTATTAGTGCTCAGGGACTAATAGAATTGGATAAGGCACTTACTGCGGCAGGTATTAATACTCATTCTATGGCAAAATATAGTGAAAACTTTTGTATTGGCCGTGCTGTGGCAATTGGCAAAAATAATGTATATGATGCCAGAAATAAAGATTTTAATTTACAAGTAAATTATCAAGAAACAGACGCACCAACCAAACCTCATCTCTGGCATAATTTTGTTTATCATATTCGCCGAATGAATATCCAAGGCCAAAATATCTCAATTGAGGTTTAAAATAAACAATAATGTATATTTTTTAAAATTATTTTTTAATTTTTATATTTATTAATATAAAAATGGACGGACGATTAGAGCATCTACAAATTCAGCCAAGTAATATTATTAGCACAGGCGTTGTATCATTTAAAAATGGCAATCCAGTAGTTCAGTTTATTATTGGTGAGCAAGATAAATACCTTCTGGGCAATTCATTAAGATTTACTGGTAATTTTGAGGTATTAGAAGGTGTAGGTGATGCGGCAAGGCCACCACTAAATGCCTCTACGGCTTCTATGGACCCTAAGTTAGGGGTATATTCAGTAATTTCAGAGTTGGCTATTTTTAGCCAAAAATCAAAGCAACAGATAGAGCATATAAGACATTATAATAGATTTTTAAGTTCTTATCTACCATTTCTTGCTTCTCAAAATGAGGCAATAGGACATATGAATACCACTACTGGTGCTATGCCTAATTTTACAACCAATAAACTTGGCCTTGTAAATAATATTAATGGTTCTGGTAATGGTTCTGGCACTCAATTTAGGGGTTCTTCTTTCTGCCTATCCCTACCATCTGGGCTACTAAATAGTAAAGACCCTATCCCTCTATCTGCTAACGGATGGGGCACTGGCGGTCTTATGTTAGAAATTACATTAGAAAATGATAGCCAAGTATTCTTTGGCGATGATGGCAACCCTCTATCAAATGTATTTTATCAATTAAGAAATATGAATTTATGCTGTGAAGTAGTATCACCAAGTGCTGATACTCTAAATAGTTTGGCAAGTCAAAATCAAGGAGCATTAGAATATAATTCTATTTCATCTTATTATACTTCTGTAAATTCTACAAATGCTATTGTTAATTTTAACCTTGGCCTTTCTAAATGTTTAGGAGCATTTTTTAATGTTATTCCATCAACATTTTTAAATAATACAACTAAAAATGGTTTCCAAACCACAGGATTTTTAAATAGTGATGAAGAGCCTGCTAAAATTAAACAACTTATCTGGACACGTGGCGGTGTTAAATTTCCCTATCAATTTAATATTGATACAAATGTTAAAACACTTATTACTGACCCAGATTATTATACTATGGACCCACAAATTGTCCGTAATGTTATATCAGCATTTAAACCAGAATATGATGTAAAGGCTACACAAGTATCACCAATTACATTTACTCGCTCATATCTAAACGGCGATGCCGAAGAAATGGGTGGGCCATTCTGGGCCGTAGGTGTTCCATTTGATAATATAAGTAATCAAGGAGTAGATTTTGGCGCAGTAAATTTAGGTATCCAAATGGAGTTAGATTTAACTACTGATTTCCCTAATACTATCTTTTTGTTTGTAAGAAATAAAAATACCCTTCTTTTTAATGCCAACGGGCTACAAGTTATAGCATAAATAAACAATAATGTATATTTTTTAAAATTATTTTTTAATTTTTATATTTATTAATATAAAATGTCCGCAGTCCCAGATTTAATGAGAATTGGCGCAATTAATACTGAAATGGCACAAGATGTCCAAACAATTATAACTGACCCCGTTGTATTTGACCAGAATACTTGCCGTATAACTTTACAAAATATAGGCTTTCTTCATTCATTAAGTCGCATTACTTTTCAGGTAGAAGCAGGTGCTCTTAATGCCTCTAATGCCTCTAATGCCAATATGACATTCCCAGCAGGTGTCGGCATACATAGCTTGATAGAAAGAGCCACGCTTATGATTGGTGGCAAAACCGTTTGCGAAGTAGAAGATTTTGGCCATTTTATGGGCTATAAAAGTATGTTTATTGACGGCCAAATTAATAAACAAAGAGAAAGTGTTTTAAGTGGCCGTATTATGGCACACGAATTTCAGCCAACAGATGTAGATGAAAGTGCTTCATCATATGGTTTAGATAATGGCACTTTCCCATATACTACTGCTGATTTATTTGGCACTACTAATGGATGGTTGCCAGTTGCTGATGGCAGTGCTTCTGCTACTCTTGTTAATAAATTAGGTATATTGCCAAATGATAATTTACTTGTAAGAAATGAACCAGAATTACAGGTGGCTTTAGCCGATTTATTCCCATTTTTAAGATTTAACCAGCTACCACTTTATATGATGAATGAGCAAGTTTCTATTAATTTAGTATTTGTGCCAAAGGGCGATAATAGAAGAGTAGTAAGGCAAGGTGTTAGTGGAGCAGTCCAAGAATTTAATATTAAAGAAGGCAGTGTTAAATTAATTGCTGATTATTTAACATTCCCAGGCGAAATTATGGCACAATATCAAGAGGCTAATAAAGAAATGAATTTTAATTATGTTGATTACAGATTAACCAAACGCACATATAATGGGTCTGGTGCTGTCCCACAAACTAAACAAATTCTAAATGTAGGAGGTGCTGGTAGAGTAGTAAATAAAATATTTTGTGCTTTGGCTAATGATAATCAAGGTCAAGATAATATCCTTAATGCCTATACTTCTATTGCGCCTGGCACTAATGGCTCTGGTAATGTCCAAGTATTAACTACTAATGTTAGATATAATGATGAATACCTTTACCCAATTGATAGGGTTAATCCAGCATTAGAATTTCACGATATAGTCCAAACCGAAGGATTTGTCCCACATATTACTAAGGCTGAATATAATACTGAAAATTGTAAAAATACTGGTGGAGGTTTAACAAATATTATTACATATAATGGTCATTCACCATTCGCACAACTTAATGGCAAATTTTTCTATCAGGCACACAGACTTAATAAAAATGAAAGAGTTAATAGCCGTGGCATAGAATTAGAAACTACTTATAGTGAATTGCCTGACCTTGGCGGTGCTCTAAATTATACTCAAAGAGTTTGGATAGAAGTATTAAGAACTGCCACTCTCCGTAATGGCATCTTTGATTGTTATTATGCTTAATTAATTATTTTTTTATAAATAAATATACAATATAGTATATGAATTCTTTTGTTGATTTATCTATTATAGAATGTAATAGAGCAAATAGTGAAGAGGCAAAAACTAATAATAATGAAAACCCTGCCTTATGGCATAATAAATTAGGCACAGGAATTACTATTAATCCAGGCGATACAATATCTGTTGAGCAGGCATTTGTAAATGAAGTAGCCGCAGGCGACCAAATAATAGAATTTTTAGGTGATTTTTTAGGCACTAAAACTATTAATTATACATCAGCATCTTATATTAATGCCAGTAAAAATATACCACAAGGATACGAAAAAATAATCTACACTAATGTAGATGAAAAAGTAGATATTTATGATAATAAAGCAAGCATAGTCATTAATTATTATAAAACTATGAATGGTGAAAATTATATACAATTGCCAAGACAATTTACTTGCCAAGATAGTATTTATAATTCTACAAATAATCTTACATTTAGATTAATATGGAATGCTCAGGAAGGTTCAGTTAATTTAGGCAGAGGTGGTATAGGTGGTAATACTGGTGGTTTGCCATTTCATCAAGTGCCATATTTTAAGCAAGATGATGATGGCTATTTTTATTATTGCCAAGATGATTATTATTTATCCACAAATGATTTTCAGGACCCAGACCAACCAAATAATATTAGCACAGAAACTACTTGGAAATTAAGAAATGATGGCAGTAAATATACTATTTTTGTTAGAGATGAAAATTATTTTATGCCAAGAAGTGGTTATGCTATATCTGCCTCACAAGCAACATCACCAGCAGAAACATTAGTTTTAAGTAATCCAGTTGGCACATTTAAATTTGGCCAAATTGTATCAATAGATGGAGTATTCTTATCAAATAATATTATTACAGATTATAATGCCTCAACTAAAACACTTACTTTTAAAAATTTATTTACTTATTATGGTGGTGAAGTTATTTCATATGATAATGCCAGTAGTATTATTGCTCCACAAGATTACTGGAAAGAAGAGCCAAGTGATTACTATTATGTAGAGTATAAAGAAAAAATAGATTTAGAAGTGCCAGTTGGCAGAGCATCACCATCTAATATAGCAGAAAGTATTACAAATCAATTAAGAAAAACAGATGAATTTAAACAAATTAATTTTAATACTAATACATTAGACCCATTATTTAAACCTGATAAGCCAATTAGTGGCTATATAAATAGTAATACATATAAAGTTTTTGATGCTATGTCGGCTGGTGATATGACAGATATAAATTATGGTGAATTTAATAATCAAGGTGGCGTAAATCATCCTGATAGTGCCTCTGGTTTGCCTGACCAACCAGTATTAGATTGGATAAACGCACATCAATTTATAGGTGTAAAAAGACCTGATTTATATACTTATGGTTGGCCATTAAATGCCAGTTTAACTAAATTAGGCACATATATTAAAATAAGATATGATATATCATTAACTGATAATCCAGTAGATGGCATAGGTAAAGGCCCTGATTTTATCCCTACAAATATTTATTGGACAGAAGAAAACCTAAAATTATTAAAAGGTTTATTTGATATTCAGGCAAATTATCCAGAATTATTTAAGGCAGATTTTAATGGTTATGGTAATGGTGAGCCAAGTGAAGGCGATTTCGGTTTAAGAGGTATTATAAATCCAGATAATGTAAGATTATTACATATAAATCCATATTTAGAAAATACTTCTGGCACTACTATAACATTATTAGGGACAGATGATATAAGTGGCTCTGGTGCTCCATTTAATAGTAGAACCAGTAATTATATAAGTTTTCCATTATTTGTTTATTTTGATAAAAATGGCTCAAATACTTTGACAGATGGCAAAGATGTAAATAATTTAGCATATGGTTTTGCTTATAAAGAAGATGAATATATTTCATTTTATACAGGTGGTAATCCAGGCGGGTTTCAGCCACCAGTAGAATATTTTGAGAGAAATGCCAGTGCGGGAGCAATAAATAAGCCACCAGGCGCAGGCAATACAATACAAGCAGGGACTGCTTTAGGATGGGATAGGCATTGGACGGCATATGGTAATTGTGTAATAGGATTTATTGATGGCCATATGAATTTTCCGTATGAAAGTAGTGCCTCATTTTCATTAACAAGACAAGTAGTAGAATGGGAGAATTTATGGGCGAAGCAAGTAAATGCTGTAATAAATGATACTGATGGCAAACAATTATCACCACAGGATTTTGTAGCACAAATAAAAAAAATATATATGGGAGCAAATGAACCATTATTAAATTTTGATGATGTATCTGGTAGATTTAGTTTAAGTCAATTACATACCCCAGAATATATAGGTAATGATATTAGGGCAGGTGGTGCGCCAAGTGATAGCACAGACCCAGAAATACCTATTAATCCAGATGCCGATAAAAAGGTTTATAAAATAAATAAACGGATAACCAATACAAACTGGACTACGGCTATGTTGCCATATAATTCTAATTATGTAGTTAGTGCCTCTACTACTGGTGCTAATGAAACTAAATATGATTTGCCATTAATGAACCCTAATTTTACAGCATATAGTATTATGGATGCCAAATCAGGTATTACTATTAAAGATTTTGGCGTTAGTGATGAATTTTGGTTAAATTCATTATGGGGTATTTTAGGTTTTACATATAATCAATTTAATTCACCCATTACTGGCAGTAATACTTATAATGTTAGAATTACAGAAAATAATAAAAATAATTTAAATTTTGCTACTACAAATGCTGATATTACATCTGGCCAATCTATCCAATATAATGTTAATGGCTGGGGTGTGCCTATATTTAATCAACAATTACCAGTTATGGATATGTGGTTTGGCAGATTATATAATTCATCAAATACAAATCAATCACAAGGCACAAGAAATGATTTTGCCATAGAAAATTACCCACCAATAACAGAAGAACAAGTATCAATACAATTAACAGCAATTAATCAACCTAAAAAAATGATTAAACCTTATTTTTGTATTAGAAGTGATATAATTGATGGAGCACATTATATAGGTGGTAGGGATAGTGGCCAACTATTACCAGTAGTATCAGTAATAAATAAAATAAATGGTTATGGCGATTTTTATTTTGCTAATGAAAATCAATTAGTATTTACTGCCACACAAAGAAAAACAATAACTGATATTACTACTTCTATCCATTATCCAGACCAATCATTTGCCGAAGTAAATACTGATAGTGCTGTAATTTATAAAATATCAAGAAATCAAATAGCCCAAAGTGATATTTTATCTGAGCTACAAGGTAAAATTAAATCAAAAATTTAATAAAAAATCTACACTATTGTATATTTATGGCATTAACAAATAAGCAGAAATTTAATAAAAAATATGGTTTTCCAAAAGACGCAGGGCATAGTAAAGCAGAAATAAGTAGATTAACTGGTGTGCCTATGAAAACATTAAATAAAGTATATGATAGAGGTTTAGGAGCCAGAAAGAGCAACCCTCAATCAGTAAGGTCATTAAGTGGCAAAAAAGTAGGTGGTGCCTCATTAAAAGGTAAAATGTCTGGGCCGCAGTGGGCGATGGCAAGAATTTATAGTTATGTGATGAAAGGCAGAACTTATTATACAGCAGATAAAGATTTACATTCATAATTTTTTTATAATTAATCTACACAATTGTAGATTTAGGTGAAATGGGTGAAATATACATTAGTGTAGATTTAGGTGAAATAGGTGAAAATCTACAACTATGTAGAGAAAACAAACCCATACATTTTTTCATATATTGTAGCAATCATACACTACAATAGAGATTTTCATATAAAGTAGCAATAGAACACAGCAATACAAAAATCAATATATTCACGCATTACAAAATTCTAAATCTGCGTAGGATGAAAAATATAAATTTGATTTGAGTTAGACAAGATAACAGCTACCAAACTCAACACATCAACTTACTCAAAAAGAACTTGGCCCTAAAAAAATATCTGCGTAAAGCATTTAAAAATAAAATAATAGTTAATTTTAAAAAAGATGGCCACCGCAATTGTAAAAAAATTCACTCATACCCTTTACTTTGGTGAGGGCAGACAACTTAAAAAAGAAGAACAACACCAAACTATAAGAATTAGGTTTCCAAATGATGAAACATTCTGGCAACTTATAAATGAATTTAAGAAAAATGGTGGTGAAGAATTATTATACTTTCCAAAAAATAAAAAAGGTCAAAATACATTTAAACCTCAAAAGGCAGAAATTGATGATACTATATTTCCAGTAAAATTTCAGGGCATACCTGATTATAGAATGGCAGATGAAATCTATTCTATGGTAAAATTTATATTCTCATCCGAGGATAAGGCAGAACTATTCTGGACTATATTTATGAAGGATGAAAATTCAGGTGTTAAATATATTCCAAATGAAAAGGCAAAATCTTTCTGGTTGCCAGAGAAAGTTATGAAACCTACATCTAATTTAAAATGGATTACAAATTGTCCTATGGAGGATGTAGTCCCAAAGTATCCAGTTTTCGTAATCAGCAAAGGCAGATATGAAAAAAGATTAACTGCTGATGCTCTACACCAAATGAAATGTCCTTTCTATTTAGTTATTGAGGACTGCGAAAAAGAATTATATAAAAATACTGAAAAGTATGAAACTAATTACTTGATTATGCCACCAGAAATGGATAATCTTGGCAAAGGCAGTATCCCAGTAAGAAATTTCATATGGGATAAGGCAATAGAAATGAATGGTGAAAATAGTAGGCACTGGTGTCTGGATGATAATATGGATGGATTTTACAGATTTTATAAAAATCAAAGGATTAAATGTGAAAGTCCAATATGTTTAAGACAATGCGAGATTATGACGGACAAGTATGATAATGTATATCTATCAGGATTACAATATAAATCATTTGTCCCAGAAATATCTGTGGATAAGAAAAATGTAATTTTAAATACAAGGATATATTCTTGTATATTACTCAAAAATAATTTACATACTGAACTCAAAACTGAAAGGTGGAGAGGCAGATATAATGAAGATACAGATTTATCACTTCGTGTTTTAAAATCTGGTGGTGCCAATATGTTATTCCAAAACTTTCTGGCCGACAAACAAACAACTATGAGTTGTAAGGGTGGTAATACATCATCCATTTATCAAAATGACGGATTACAAAAGAAATTGGATAGTTTAATAGCACAACATCCAGACGTTGCCAAACAATCTAATAAATATGGCAAACACAATCATCATCACGTTAATTATAAACCTTGGCAAGGCAATCCATTAAATAAAAATGGTGATATAAAAGGGGTATCAGTATTTGATGGACCACAAAATCCAGAAGATATTAATGAATTCGGCCTTACATTAATCAAGGATGATACATTACCTGAACCTAAATGTAAAACTACAAAACCAAAAGTTTTAAAACAAAAAGAAACTATTGATGAAGTAGTAGAAGATGTGGAGGATACGGATGCTGATACAGAAGTGGATGAAGAGGCATTAGAAACTTTACTATCAAATAATGAAATTGATGAAGTAGATATCCCAATAAGTGAAGATGAAAAAGATATATTAATTAAAAAATTACAAGAAAAAGTTAAAATGTTAGAAGATATACTTGTAGTGTATATAGCAGATAATCGTAATAAATAATAAATGAAATCTACACTATTGTATAAAAAAATTTTTTTTAGTATAAAATAAGATTTAAAGATATTTTATTGATTTATATTATCTAAAATGCCAAAAGTAAAATTAAGTGAAGGTGAAATACAAGGTTTTATTGATGATGTAGCAAAAGTATTAAATTCAGTCCCTTTGTTTTATGTATATGAAGTATTAGAAAGAGCAAATGAGGATAGACAGAGGGACGGAGAATTAAGTGATTTAGATATTAGTGATAGTGAAGATGAAGAATACCAATCATCATCATCAAGTGAAGAGGAAGAAGAGGAGGAGGAGGAGGAGGAATAATTACCATAAATAATGATAGGCCCAGTAATTAGGTGTATTTTTATTTTTATAAGTTAAATTACCATTTTTATCTCTTATACCAGCGGCTCTTGCCCTATAAGATTTTCTTTGCTCTTTGGTTGCCGTGCCACTACGCCAATCATCCATACCTTTCGCGCCAAAATGTATTAATTTTTTATTACCTGTTGGCCCTTTAACATAAACACTAAATTTTTTACCCTTTGCCTTTGATGGAAAAGGTTTATATAAAGGCTTATCTTCTTTCATTTATATTAGTTTATATATTAAAAATAATATACAATTATGTATATTATATGGAAAATTATAACCTAATAATACATAAAAGCCACACAAAGCAATATTTAATTAAAGTTATACAATTATTAAGTTTGCCAATCCCATATAATAATTTAACAAAAAAACAATTATTAGAAGATTTAGATGCCTGGATATATTGTAATATGGATATAGAATTTAGTGATAATTTATTAGAAATGACTAATATTCACGATTTAATATCTTATCTAGCTACTGCCCCAGAAAAGGCACAAGATTATAAAACAATAAAAGATAAACAATTATTAATGGTTAAGGCAAGACAAGTAATGGCATATGTTAATAATGGCCAAGATTTAAATAGAAGTTTTTATAAAAATTTTAGTGATGTTATGGCGGATGGAAATATTTTAGCAAAGCAAGGGACAGACATACCAACTTGCCGTAGGGCAGTTTATTTATTAAATAACACCCTACCACCCAAAGACAAAATTTCATTAGAAATAAATAAATATACATTAGAAGAATTAAAATATAAATTATCCCTTAAAAAAAATAAACAACCTATCTTTAAATCAAAACAAGGCAAGTTCTTAATTACTTTTTAAGGCGAGCAAGTGAATGTATTTTTACATAAAAAATCTTCTAAAAATCTACACTATTGTAGAGTAATAAATATACATTATTGTTAATAAGTTTGTTATTTAAAAATAAAATGTTAGGTATAAATAAAGGTGATGTGTAATTATGATAACTCAAAAATTTATAAAATTACAGATAATATTACAGGTAATGTTTATATAGGTTCTACAACTTCTCCACTATCAAGAAGGCGACAACAACATATACAAGATTACAGAGGTTTTATGAGCCATTATTGTGGTGATGGTTCTATGGCATATAGAAATTATAGGGCAAGTGCTGATATTTTAATAAATGATAACTGGAAAATGGAATTAATTAAGAATTGTCCCTGTAAAAATAGAAAAGAATTAAATGTATTAGAGGATAAAGTATTACAACAATATATAGATGATGGTTATAATGTTGTAAATAAAATTAGGGCATCAAAATATAATATTTAATATTATATATGCCTGAAAAAATAAATACAATTGATTTAAGTTATACAGGTTTAATGATTTATATTTTAGAAAATTATGATATGGATGAATTTATATTTGACCTTACTGAATTTGCCGAAAATAATTTTGCCTCATCCAGCTCAGAAGAAGAAGATTTACAATATGAAATTGATGAAGATGGTTTTTATTCATTAACATAATATACTTTTTACTAAATCTATTATATCCTTATGTAATGTTGCCTCAACAACATTTGAGTTATCATCTTTTATAAATTTATCTTTATTTATAGTATTATTTTTATGGCATATACAAATCATACATAATTGTATATCTGTCAAACCACATTTTTTATCATTAAAATCTATCATTTTGGCACCTTCACCTTGTGAATTTTTATCAAAGCCACCCATAGATAAAAAATGTTTTTTAGTAAATACCATCGTTGCCTCGTGTATTTGCCTTTTTGAGGCACAACTTATACCAGTTATTTTAAAATCGTGATGTGGATATAAAAATAACATTTGATTACTACCTACTAAACTATGCCCACCTTTTTTCATTAAATCTATACTATATTGTATATAACTCGGCATATAAATATCATCACTATCCATCATTGCTATTGTTTTATAATTTGCCTGTTTAACCATAGCATTTCTTTTTACACCTATACTTCGCCTATTTTTATTTAATTTATAATTTATTGTTATTGGATGTATTTGTTTTGCTACTTCATCCATTAATTTTTTATCCCTAAATAAAGGTTCTGTGCCATCATCATCAATTACCCATTCTAATAAAGATTTATCTGGATAAACAAAATTTCTTAAATTAAAAATCATTAATGGTAAAAATTCATTTCTATTATATGTTGGCATACATATTGATACTTTTGGATAAGTAAAAGTCATTATTATATAAATTAGTTCATTTTATATTTAAATTATAAACACATAGTTATACAATAATGTATATTATTTCAGTTGCTACAACACCTATAAGAATAAATAATCTTATAAAAAATATACCTTTACTTTATAAAAATTTAACGGATAATTGTTTTTTATTTTTAATTAATGTATGTAATAAATACAAAAGATTTGATGATACAATAGAATTAAATGATTTATCTAAAAAAATATTAGTTAAATATTGTGATAAATTTAAACTACATTATTGTAGAGATTATGGCCCTATAACAAAATATATAGGTGGTGTAAATTTTATAAAAAATAATTATTTAAATTATGATTTATTAATAGCAGATGATGATATAGGATACACTAAACCATACTGGCAATTTTATGAAAAAGCAAAAAAAATGTTTGATGATATTAGTTATGAAGTGCCATATGAAATAATGGCAGGTTCTGGTTTTAATTTACCTATTTCTTACCCATATGAAAGAGTGCCTAAATACCCTGATGTAATAGAAGGTTTTTCAGGTATATATTTTAAAAATGAATTACTCAACAATAATGTATATTTTTTTGTGAAAATTTTTGATATTTTAGAGAGCATTGCTTACAAAGAAAATGAAATAGGCAAAGTGATTAAAACATTATTTCTCGCAGATGATTATTTAATTTCACAATTTTTTAAAAAAAAGATGGCCTTTTGTAATTTTATGGAGCACCTTGTGCCATTAGATTTTGGTTATAAAGATGATGCCCTACAATATAATAATTTACACGGCAGTAATATTAATAGTTATAATTTTTTAGATGAAAATAAAAAAATAGTTAATACATTAATTTATAAATCACACCTTCACCAAGAATTACTTACCAAAATACCTAATCTTTGATACATCAATCCATCTATTTTCATTTTGTGGTTGATACCTTTTACTTACAAATAATTTACTTTGATGACTAACTAAATATCCATTTCTAATTTCATAACAATAATCTTTCATAAACTCAACCAATTTAAATTCTAAATTTTCATTATTACCTGTTTTACTACTATATCCCGTAGCAGGCAATCTACTTGCCTTTGTATCTTTTTTACCATATTTACAATAATAATTTTTACATTTACCACATAATTTAATATGTTGTATATCATCTCTGGTATTATAATTTACTTTCTTGGCATTTCTAAATTCACCCATAGTATCCTTGGCAAATGTAATATCCCAACAGGTTCTATTTACACTACAAGGGACACCATCCCTTCTGCCTTTACATTTTTGAGTAATAGACATATTATTATTTTCTAAATATCTACACCATAACCATCCAATCTCAAAACCATTTACAATATTATTAAATAAAGCACTTTCTAATTTGTTAAATTTCATTTTTACAAAACCTCTTTGATAAATATTATTTCTGTAAGCATAATAACATCCAGCAAAATTTCTCTTGGCCTCTTTTCTAAATTTTTTCCAATCAATATCTGGCGACATATGAAATGCCTTTTTATAGAAATCACAGAATTTCATATCATTATTTCTATACATTATTGTAAATAATTGTATTACTAATGGATGATATGTAATTTCATCCTTACATTTACAGGCATATTTAAAATTAAATCTATAATGAGAGTTTTTGTTATTAGCAATTAAGTTATCCTCATAAACCATATTATATTTTCTTTGTTTTATCCAATTATTATACTTTTTTACAAGACAAGGGCAAGGATCGTCCCTCCAATCTATGTGAGTATTGTGCTTACATAAATCAACAGGTTCTCTTGCCACCTGAATAAATTTACCATTCCAATAACATAAATTTTCTACTTTCTTGCCATTAATTTTTAATTTAGTAAATTCATTATTCATCCATTCAGGTTTTAAAATATAAGGATATTGATTAGTTCCCAAATAACGATTACTGCCTGCTGGCTGACATTCATAGGCATAGTATAATGGTTTTAAGGGATGTCCGTTCTCTATAATATCACATTCCAGACTACCTACTTCACCATAATCACTATGAGAATGTAATTCTCTAATAGATTTATTATCACAAAATTCTATATGTGGATTTATACATTTTTGTATAGTTTTACAATTATTATAATGACCTACCCAAATATGTTTAGTAATTTCTTTTAATATATCCACAGGCAATTCATCCAACCAACAACTATCATAATGGAGAGTGCCTGTTTCATAATCCATCCATATACCCTTATTTTTATCAACAAGAATATCCTTTTTATATTTAGGGGTGAAATGAATAGACATATCAGCAAGGGTTTTAAAGGCCTGAAAAGAGCTAGTCAAATTTATAAATTCTATCCAAGGACAGCTGGCTGGTTAATAGGCGAGCTGGACTTTTCGGCCCTACTTTTTTGTATATATTATTGATTGCTTGATTATATGAAAATTTCTTATGGATTGTTTAGCACGGGAGGTTGATGCTTTGCTAATCCAAAATCAAATTTATAATTTTTTTCACAAGCACACTTTGCCTTAACACAATTTATAGCTAGCTATGCTATATTATTTTACAAAAAAAATTGTCTAAAAATCTACACTATTGTATATTAATACTTACCTGAATGCCACTTTATATGAAACTTCTTAACAAGGTGTTCTACACACCGCACACTTTTTGGGTTCTAAAACCCCTCTGGTATAGCAGTCTTTACAATACAGATGACCGCATCCAGATAATTCGGCCCTATCTGCCGATACTTCATCCATACATATTGGGCAACACTCTTTCTTGGCTACCATTGCCTCAATATATACCTTTTTGATATGGTCTGGTATAACCTCTTTCACCACTTGTCTTGGTTGTGATTGCGGAGGAGTATTGGTATTTTCTACTCTGTGGATTATTGGGACTGACCCATTAAGAGTAATGTGTTGGCCACATCTCAATATGGTTCTTTGGTATAATTGTTCTGGTGTAATTGCCTCTGTCCATCCATCAACGTTGGCACGTATGGAGGCATATATAGTATCTGCTGTTCCACAAAATGATTGATATGTAATTTGTATATTCCTGCCAGAGAGCAGACGATGGTTCTGTGCCACAGGGTTTAGATTATATATGACTGCCAACCATTGCCCAGGCGAGAGGTTCATATTCATCATAAATACTATCTCTGACATTTGGCACCTTCTCTTACAGGTTTCCATATGATGTAGCAATGCCACACCATCCATATACATAGTAAAAGTATGGTGTTGTGGTATTAAATCCATATTACGAGCAACGAAGAATTGATTTTGTATATTAGAAGTCATATGGGTTGAGATGCCGGCCGTAATGGCGTCATCGGCTCCCTGATGCCTTTGGGGACACCTGCGTCGGTCGTGTCCCTCTTGGCCACAGATACCGCATCGGCGAGGCATATTTAGTATAAGGTTTGTATAGGTTTGTGTTTGAGGCCTGTTGCAAGTGTATATTGCGAATGCCTATGGTTGAGTATAGTTGAGAAGTTAGAAAAACTGCTTAGGCAAAATCAAATTTGTAAATTTTTTGCTCTGGCCAATATATGAATAAGTAGTATAAA